GAATATTTCATTTTGTCTATCTTGTTCTAATTCTTCTTCATCTTCTTCTTCCCAATCGCAATGTTCTAAACAATCTGGACAAATTCCTATTTCTGGCATTGTAGTATGTGCGCCGCAGCAAGTTGAGTATGACATAATTAATCGTTTAAATAGTTTTCAAATACTTCAAATTTATCAGCTAACATTTGATAAGGAACATAATCCCTTTTAGGTTGATCTAATAACTCTGGGAAGTGTTTTTGTTTATGTAGTTTAAGTTTATACTTAGCTAAATTTAATTGATGAATCATTTCCGATGCATTTTGAGGATAGCTTGTATCTACTTTGTAATTCCAGAATTTAACTGCTTCTCTTAAATCCCATAATCTTGTTAATGGTGTCATAAAGTTTGTTTTTTCTTGGTAAATAATTTAGTTACATCTTTAGTTGCAAGTTCGCTATTTAGTGCGTAAAGTTGACTTAATTCGGTAGTATTTATGCACAAATCAATTGCTAATTCCAAGTCATCAACGTTTTCGTGTGTCTTAATGTAGGCTGGGGTTTCCTCTGTTGATTGTGCCATTTCATCACCTGTATAAAGTCCGCTTAAATCTTGTGGGTAAGCCTTTCTTAAAGCTAATGCTTCTGCAACTTTACTTAACATTGTATGTGGCATCTTCGCCCATAAGCCCATTGGTTTGCCTTCGTTCGTTCTTTGGCAATATTCATCCCAATAAGCTACTCCAACGGCTGCTTCATACCTTAAATCGCCGTGAAATCTAAATACTGATACCTTACAAGAAATTAACTTACCATCTTGTTCTACAAATACAGGTTCGCTTTGTCCACCATAGTTTCCGCTTCTTTCAGCGATTACTCGGAATCCATCAATGCTTGTTTGAATGGTCATTTTTTTAGACCATCCGTTTTGCGTTTTAACGTTCCTGTGGATGCAATAAATCTGTCTTGATAACGCATCAAGTCCTGTCCTTTGTGCTTGATAAAGAAATAGCTTTAGTTCATCAACTGTTGCCTCTGGAGCAATCTGCGATTTTACTAACTCTACTTGATCTTTCGTGTACGAAAGTTGTGGCTTTTTAGCCAGTTGTTGTTCGTTCATATTGGTTGGTTTTAGAGTTTAAAATTAACTACTTTGGTGTTAATAACCAAATTAAATAAGCACATTTAAGTTGAAAACATCCTTTTTTATGGTATCATCAAACTTATTTGACAATTGACCCCTAATCTTTTGGATTGAGTGCAAAACTGTTGTCCTATCCCTATTGAAGATTTGTGCTATTTCCTCGCCATTTAATTCGGTTTTTTCCTTAGTTAAATACATAGTCATTTGCCTTGCCAATGTAACTTCCTCACCTCTATATTTTGACATCATTTGTCCATATTTAATTTGATAGTAATTACACACTTTTTCGGCTATTTCAATCGCATACTCCTTTTGTTGTTCTTTTTCCATTCTTGTTGTTTTTATGTTTAAATGTTGATCTAATAGGTCTTTTAACCTGTTTATTTCTTTTTTTAGTTCTTTGTTCTTATCTCGCAAAACCTCTATTTCAAGTTCTGCCATATATGATTTATGTACTTCTTTCATTAGAAATGTAAAAGGTTTATTGGTAACATAAAATCCTCCGTTAATGTATAAAGGTCCAGAATCAAGTAATGATAGCTTTTAAGTATTCTGCGCTGGATATCATTCATCCTTGCAATCTTAATTAGTAAATCTTCCTCGCTAATCATTGTTCTTGTATCATCAAGACCTCGCCTCCATTCAGCAAGATCAGCCTCAAATAGATTTTGCCTTCCCTGTGCTTGTTTTAGCAGTTCCAGTAGGATTGTTGCTCTTTTGTGCAACTTTAGTTGTTTCTCTTGATAGATTAGTTTGCTCATATTGTTTTAGGATTTTATAAACCAACTTACTTAATGTTATGCCTTTTAAGTCGGCTTCGGTTTGTAGGTTAGTCTTGATTTGGTTGGTTACTAATGTTGTTATTAGGGTTTTCATAGATTTCTTTTATGCCTTCGGCTAATTCCTTACAGGCGGTTACTGTTTCTTTTACATAGCCACTTGGCATTGTCTTTAGTTTAGTTTCTAATGTGTAAATAAATGTTTCAATTGCGTTCATAAATTAGTTTTTATAGGTTTTGTTATAATAGTCCATACCACCTTCAAATTCAAAAGATTCATCTCTTTTGCCGTTCCATACGTTTATTTCGCCATTGTCAAACGCATTTCTTAGATCAGCTTTTTCCATTGGCAAATACTTTTCTTCAATGGTTTTAGCTAATTGTTCTGGAAGGAATGTAAAGGTGTTAGCAGTTTTAATGTACTCTAATAGTAATTGCATTGGTGTTTTCATATGTTAGTCATTTGTTATATAGTTCATAAAATAGTATTTAGAGCCATCGCAATCTGGACTTGGATAAGCCTTTGCGTTGTTATAAGCACCTTCAATTTGATTTCTTTCTTTTATTAGGTTGCCTTCTGCTCGTTCTATTATTACTTCAATAATAGTTTTAGCTTGTGAGGATATATCTAATTTTAAATTAGACTTTAATTCATCAATAAGATGTTGCATTGCAGTTTTCATAGTTAAATGTTTTGAAGGATTGCGGTAATTAAAAATGCCACGCATACAATGATAAATGCGTAAAGTGGTTTGATGCTTTCAGCTTTGTAGCGTTCGTTTGCTTTCTCTTGTGGAGTTTTTAGTCTGTTCATATTGGTTGTTTTGGTTTATAAAATTGTGCGTTAGAGTCGCACCCCTCAATTATTAAAAGTTTATTAATAAAGTTCCATTTGTAGTTGGATAGTTACCACATCCGCTTTGCCAAACTTCCCAAACTATTCCATTTATATTATAATATGAATTGTTACCTTTTGTAGTAATGTAACAACTTGACATATTATTATAAATATATTCTGCTGCTGCTTTAACTTCTGTTGAGTGTGTGTAAATTGTTTTCATAATTGGTGTTTTTTTTATTTGATAAATCAAAGATAGGGTAAAACCTTATAACTTTATCAAACAAGCCAATTATTTTAAATAAATGTGATGAACGGCAAATAATAAGGATAAATGGTATATAAGTCAAAAAGTCAAGTAATTGACTTACTTTATTGGGATATGTGTCAAGTTATAGGTTTACTTTGTCCAGTTTATTATATAAAAAACCACCCTAATAAGACTAAAAGGGTGGCTAAACCTAAGTTCTCCAATATGAAAGTCAAAGATATATAAAAAACCCCACCTTTTTAGGGGTGAGGAACTATGAACGAACAACTATTTAGAACCATCTTGTAATGGTGTATCATTAGAATTATCAACCATTCGGTATCCTTGTTGCCAAAGAACCTTACATAAAGTTACACTTTTCTCAATAATTGCATCTTCATCATCAATTGGATTGAGTATATGTAAGCACTCGTGTAATAGGATTTCAAGCTGCTTCTTGCCTTTTAGCCGTGAGTCAATATAAACTACACCATCACTTTCAGCAATGCCGTGAGCCTGTTCCCTACCTAATTTGCGATATATGATTTTAATCTTCATCTTTCATTAAAGCTAAGTCTGGTCTGTCTATTTCTTTAAATATAAGTTTCTCACCACCTCTTATTTTGCCTAAGGTTAATTTGATCTCTTGCTCTAAGTTGTGCAGTTCAATTAGTTTAGTAACTAACCATTGCTCTTGTTGTATTGGTGTCAATTTTGCAAAGTTTTTAGGGTATCTCATATTATTTATCAGTCTTTGAATGAAATTTATTACAAGTTTTGCACTTGAATTGTATCCTTGTCAAACCAGTAGCCGTTACAACCTTATTATTTCTAATTAAATCATCCGAACCGCACTCTGGACAACTGCCTCTATCCTCCCCAAATATTACCCCATAATGAGTTTTAGGCTCTATATGATTTGAAAGCATTTTAAATACCTTTTCCAATAAAACCACATCTTTTTTACAATACTTAATCATAGCTTCCATTGCAGCTTTGTCTTTATGCAATAGAATATTTTTCCAAAGACTATATTCTGTTTTGATCTTTTGTCCTATACCTAAAAAATCAGCTATATAATTAAGCCTGTTAGAATTAAACCTAAACTTTTGCCTTGCAACTTTTAATGTATCAATTGTTGTGTATTTTGGGAACATTTCTATTTTATGAAATAAGCATCTTGTTCTAATCCAAGCTAAATCAAACTTATCTCCATTATGCCCTACTAATTCATTAGCTACGTTTGCAACCTCAATAAACTGTTCAAGCATTTTTTTATCATTCTGCTTTGCATCCCATTGTAAAGCATATACCTCCTTATCATCTTCCCATTTATAACAAATACAAATAATTGCCCTTTCTTGTATTATGTTTGAATAGTCAATGTTTTTCTTATAACCAGCTTCCCAAAATAAACCGATGTTTGGACTTGTTTCAATGTCAAAAAAAAGCCTTCTGCGTTTTGTTTTTGTTGTTGCCATAGGTTTATTTTAGGTTAGTGAGTTTAGAATCAAATCTGCTTCCTCCTCCCTTCTTTTTACAAGTCCATCCAATCCAACATTTTCCCAGAGCCTTTTGCTTCTTTCTATTTGGTCGGCAATCCCTTCGTAATCCGCTTTAGCCACAAGATTAACTATTGCCCTCATTTCTTTTCGCCTATCACCATCTAACTTATTACCCCTGTTATATATCATTGAAACCAATGCACCTCTTGTGTCCTCGTTTAAAGTGTCAAGTTCTGGATAAATAGCCTTTGTCAAAGCATAGTATTTAGGTAGCGACTTATTAACGAAAACATCATAGGCAAAATTGTATGGAATCCTAACTTGCAGTATTTCGCCACGCATCATTGATTTAACGGCTTCACCTTTTATCCCTACCACTTTTCTTAACGCATTTAGATAGTTTAAATTTAAGCCATCCCAATCGCTAAAGAACTGCTTTTCGGTTACATATCCAACATCATAGCCAAGCCCAATTGTACATCCACTATCGCCACCTGCCCAAATAGGCTTTTGGTATCTACGATTATAGACATCCCTTCCCCCAACCTCGTGTTTTATGATTAAATCAATCGCTTTTTTTGATATCATTTCTTTTGATTTTTGCTCTTTTTTGAGTGCCTTTCATTAAACTTATAATTTCAATAGCTTTATTTTTATCAGACCACATTTCTAAAGACTTGTTTTTACACTTAAGTTTTGTTTCGTTTGAGTGTTTTTTGCCTAAATTATGTAATCTTAATTTTTGTTTTGTTTCTTCTGAACAAGGCTTACCTATTCTTCCCTTACTTATTAAACTTAATTTTAGCTTAGTTTCCTCACTTGTTGGTGGCAATTTTCTTCCCTTTAAAACCTTTTTCATCTTTTCTTTAAATGCCTCATTCTCCCATCTTTTTAAAGCATTTTGTTTTATTTTCAATCTATATTCTTCATTTCTTATAATTCCATTTTGACCTTCACCACCATTGGTCAAATTACATAATGTGCCATTTTTTTTGTCTATTCTTCCATATAAATTAATAAACTCTTGCTCTTTTATACAGGCTTGTTCCCAAGTAATATTATCAAATAAAATTTCTATTTCATAATCAGTCTTATTAATAATATTGTTCCATATCTTATTTCTGTCATTTTTATCATAGGCTCTTTTTTCGGTTTTACCTATGCCAATATAAAATGGCTCATTCTTATCAAGTCTTATATGTCTGTAAACTATTGCCATTTATATTACTTGATTTATAAAGTAAACTAATCCAATTACCCACAATACAAAACCAATTGCAAATGCTCTTTTTTCGTTGTTTTCCATTATTTACTAAATTTATCAATAGTTGTTAAACCTGCAAATGCCATACTCATATAAAAAACTAAATCGCCTAAATGGTCGCTTTTAGTAATTACAAAAGTTGTATAAAGACAAATAGCACCTATAAAAGCTAAAATCCTTTTGTGGCTCATAGCACCAACTTCATCACTAAACATTGAAATAATAAACTTTTTCATATTAAAACTTTTTATAGTATCCAAAAGAATATCCGTTCATAGTTGCCGTTGCCGTATATAAGGTGTTTTTAGCCGTTTTAAGTGCAATTGAACCGCCAATACCAATTTGTCCGTTTGAGTGCTTTAAATCGCCTATAAATCCCAAATAAAGCTGGTTCTTTGACTTTGGCTCTATTAATTTGGTAATTGTTATGGTTGGAAGGTTAAAATTGGCACTAAAACCTCTGCCTTGTATCTTGTTATGTAAGATTGTATCTTGTATGTATGCGTATCCTATTGAATCTATGCGCATAGTATCGGAATAAACCTTTACTTGGTTATAATCCTTAACGATTGTAATTGTGTCCGTTTCAACTATGTAAATTGTGTCTAAAACTACAAAAGGGATTGAATTTCCCTTTATAAACTTAGTAAAAGTTTTCTCTTGGTAAACTGTATCAGTTATGATTACAGGTTCACTTTTGGTGTATCGTGCCTCACTTCCGATAAAAAAGATTAGAACCGCCACTAATAGAACGATTACTACCTCTTTCATTACTTGAATCTTTTGGTAGCTTTAATGTAATATCTTGCAGCTAAAATACCAGAAACAATAGCAATCAACGAAGCTATTAAAGAAACTATCGGCTGCACATTTGCAACACTAATAAATGCGGATGTTCCGCTAACAATAGTTAATAAGTCCGATTGATTGCTATTATGTACCATTACGCTTCAGTTGATTCTTGTGGTGGATTTTGTTCTTGTGCAATTTTGCCTAAATAACCTAAAATTGGATTAGCAAACTTTGCTGGGATTTCCATTAAATAAGTTTCTAATTCTTTAATCTGCTCTGTTGTTAGCGTTACCATTGTTTTTGTTTTTTTTGTTTATATAAAATAACCTTCTTGATTCATTCCGTTTTTGTATAGTTTCTATACTTTGTTTTTTACCAATTTTTGCCATAGATAATTTCTTTCTATGTTCTTCGCTTATTGCTCCTAATTTTTTACCAGTTCTTGCAATTGACATTTTAAGTCTTGTTTCTTCTGATAATTTATGCCCAGTTCTGCTTTTATTGCCCTTATGAGCAATTGATAGCTTTTTTCTTGTTTCTTCAGTTATAACAGTTCCAATCGTTCCTTCCCCACCATCAGTTAAGTTTGTTAAAATACCTGTATTATTATTTTTTCTACCATATAAAGCAATAAACTCTTTTTCTTTTTTTTGTGCTTCTTTATATGTTAAACCATCTAATAATATTTCAACTTCAATTTCACTTTTAGTTGCTATAATCTTCCAAAGACCATTTCTGTTATATCTTTCTCTTGACCTATTATATCTTTCATCGTTTCCAATTCCAATATAAAAAGGCTCGTTTTTATCTAATCTAATGTGCCTATATACATAAGCCATATTTTAAATTTTAATACAAATATACTTATTATCTAAATATGTTTATAATTATTTCGCAGTTTTAGTTTCTGCAATAGGTTCTTCTACAATAGTTTCCTCACTAACTGCTTCTTCAATATCTTCTTCAACAATTGGTTCTGGTACAGGAGGCACATAATCACCTGTGATTGTTACATCAATTTGAGTAGCTACCCAATTGTAAGCATACTCATTTGTTGCCCAACCATTGTAATCTTCGCCTGTCATAGTTAAGTTACCTTCTTGTAATTTACTTTGAGTTTCGCTTATTAAAGAATAGTAAAAAGTAGCTGCATTGTTTAAATTGTCATTAATACAATAAGCATTAAGGATTGTTGCCGTTCCTAAGTTTAGTGGGAATACCACAGGTTGAATTGTTTTCATTTTTATTTTATTTTAGAATATTTGATAGAATCCACTTCCGTCAGCGATAATAAAGCATCTTGCTTTTGAGGCTAATGTTATAGAGCCAACATCACTACCTGCCATATTATAGATAGTAAATCCACTACCTGCTGATATTGTTTGTGAGAAATTTGATTTGTTTATGACAACATATTGTAAGTTGTTAGAACTTGGACTTGGTAAAGTATAAGTTTGTCCTGAGCCTACTGCACCACTAATAATATGATAATATGTAGCGTTAAAAGTTGTACTTGTTGTAACTAATTCTCCTGTATAAGAAATGTTATTAGCAGTTATAGCACCATTTACTTGTAGCTTACCTTGACCATTATCTGTTGTAGTATTTACTAATACATTACCAGTAGTATTTAAATAAAGTTGATTTCCAGAGCCACCAGCACTAATTAATATTGGTTGATAAGAGCCAGCAAACCTATATGAAGTACCTATTCTAAAAGCACTTCCACTAAATCCGAAAAAGGCTACATTATCTGTTGAGTTTTGTTCTATTTGTAATCCACCTCCTCCACCTCCATCTGCAACTTGTTTAACTAAAAGAGTAGTATTTGTAAAACCTCCAGATGTTGAACTTGTAGTTGTGTTCATTAATACATTACCCCCCGATGTGATTCTCATTCGTTCGCTTCCGTTATTAGTTTCAAAGATAATGTCAGCGTTTTCTCTTTGTCTAAATAAAAAGTTTGTTGATTGAAACAATTGACCAATGTAAAAACC